ACACTATCAGCTAACGTAGGATCATTCTATACTTGGGCTAATATCAATTTTGGTACTAGCACTTATAGCAATACCAATGTTGCGGCGTACTTGCAAATATATACAGGAAATATTTCTGCCGGTAATATTATAACTACTAGTAATGTCGCTGCTAGTTATTTTATCGGAAACGGTAGCAAATTGACTAATATTGCAACGCCGGCACCAATTATTGAAGTTTATAATACCGGTACTGCGGCGAACTGGACCAAGCCTACGTGGCCAAATTGGGTCAGGATTGAAATGTGGGGCGGTGGTGGATCAGGCGGCAATGGAACTGGGTCTGGCCCAGCAGGCGGCGGAGGTGGCGGCGCCTACAATATGGTAGAGATACCATTTGCTGATTTAGTGGGTGTTGTTACTTATACAGTAGGTGCAGGTGGAGTTGGACAAGCATCTGGCTCGCAAGTGGGCAACGCCGGCGGCGCAAGTTCAGTTACTATGGCTAACTTTAAAG